CAGTTGGTGGCGCCACCGGGATCACGGGGATCGTTGGTGTAGCCACCTTCGTAGGTCAGCGTCTTGCTGATGCTCGCCTCGCGGTTTGAGGCGGTCATTGGTAGTCCTTAGGCGGCTTCGTACGTGCCGCTGATGATAATGTTCATACCGTTGGTGACGAACTGAGACCCGTCGTCCTTGAGCAGGGGCAATACAGCGCCACTCCCGAAGGCTGTACCACCATAGCCGTTCACAGCCGTCTCCTTCGCAGCCAAAGCCACTGATCCGGCCGCTGTCGCAGGGAGGCTTAACGACATCGTGCCCGTTAATGTGGACGTGATGTTCAAAACGATGGTGACGAACACCAGCTTGCCAATCTTGAAGAAGCGCCCCGAGGCCGTAACGGTGCCCCCGGTGATGCCGCTCACAGTGACCGTGTAGGCGCTCCACGCGGGAAACGAGGCAGCGGTCAGAGCATCGGTGATGCCATAGCCCGCGACCGTTGTAGGCTTGCTCGTGATGGCAGAGAACGGAGGCGCCGGATGAACGTGGTCCTCACGGGCGTACTTCGTCGCAACACCAACAGCCGCAGTGCCGTCTACGAGAGGCGTAGCTGTAGCTGCCACAGGGACAACAGGAAGCGCTGTCTGCACAAAGGCAGTCGTGGCTAGCTGTGTCGTGTTGGTGCCCGCAGTAGCCGTAGGGGCCGTAGGGGCGCCAGTGAGAGCCGGGGAAGCCAGAGGAGCCTTTAGGGCCAGCGCAGCCGTGGTGGCCGCAGCATCAGCCCTTGAGGTGTCCGTGGGATGCCTGTGGTCCTCATGGGCCCACTTGGTGCTCGTGCCGACAGCCGCTGTGCCATCAATGAGAGGCGTAACCGTGCCAGCAGCGCCCGCAACCGCCGCAGCAGCGGCACTCGTCGCCGCAGTGGAAGCGTTGGCGGCCGACGTGGCAGCATTGGTAGCCGAGGTGGCCGCAGCGGAGGCGTTGGTAGTAGTGGTGGCAGCGAGCTGCTGGAGCAGGGCGACAACTTCGCTCTCGGAGCTGAGGTAGTCATACAGGTTGCCCTCAGGGTAGAAGCCACTGGGGGCCTGCGACGGCGAAGAGGAGCCGGGGACGTCGCTGGACGTCACCGTGGCCGTATCGTAGGTGCCGCCGTCCGTGAAGAAGGAGGAGCTTACCATGCGTCGTCGGTGTCCAGCTGGAGGGCCGGAGCGACGACAGCATCAGCCGCCAGTTCATCCGCGTCAGCCATGCGCTGCAGGTTCTGCGTGATCTGGGAGTAGGTGCCCTCGGCTTCCGTGCGGTTCTCGACGTCCTTGAGGTAGCTGTAGGCCGCGGCGAGCGCACCGTAGAGCACGGCGTCCCACGCGACCTTGAGGGCCGTGTTGGTGTCCGTGTCGGAGTTCAGCGCGGCGAACTCGGCGTAGTAGTAGATGAGAACCTGGGAGCCCGCGGCCGGCTGGGGCCCGAGGACCCAGCTGCCGCCCTGGCGCGTGTAGACGCGAGGGGTTGCACCGGGCATCTGCGAGGCCGTCACGACCTGCGTGAGGGCGGTCTTGCGTAACTCGTATTCGAGGATGCCGTCAGCGTCGGTGTCGACCATGATGGCGATCAGCTCAAGCATATCCGAGGGGATCGCGAGCTTGGTGTAGTCGGACGGGATCGTGTAGAGGATCTGCTTCTCCATAAAGGGGACACGGAGTTCCCTCTGGATACGCATGATCGATTGGTTGATGAACAACGATACTAGGCTGTCGCTTTTATTTACGACCGAGTTGTTGAGCATCAATTTGAACTGAGCCTTCAGCTCACCTAGTGTCACGTTGGTGTAGTCCTTAGATCGATTTGTTGGTCAGGATGAAGTCGTCCAGGGCGTAGCGCTGGAGCATCTTCAGCGTCTCGCGCACAGGCGCGGTCATGACGTCGAAGCCATAGAGGCGGTACAGCTCGTCGACCACCTCAACGGGGATCGAGGCGACGTGATAGAAGTCGCCGGCCTTTTGGTTCGCGCTGTCGACCTTCTGCTTGCGGATCTCGCTAAGCCAGTCGTCAGGGATGTGCTGCTCGCGCTTGATGATCAGTTCATTGGTCGAACGGTCTTCGTCGAACGCGACCAGGGTATCGAGAAGCTTGGGCTCCTCGTGGAAAGTTTCAGCAGACATAATTTCTCAAAGAAAAAAGGGGCTCCAAATCCCCATACGGAAGAGATGGAGCCCCAATAGATTAGAAGCCGGAAACCGCTTCGATGATCGCGGCCGAAGCGAAGAAGTTCTTGTGCTTCAGCGAGAATTCGCCGAGCAGCATGGCCTTCGAGCTGTCGCCGGTCTTGGCGAGGTTCTTACGCTCCCAGGGACGCAGGGTAACGTTCGTCCACATGTCGGGATCGTAGACCAGCGTGTTCTTGGCCTTGAGCCAACGGTTGATCTCGACCTTCTGCTCACCGAACGGCGAGACATACAGGTTGACCGTGTTGACGATGGTCTTGCTGTCCGAACCAGTGATGGTGCGGTAGCGACCGGCCGCCGCAGCGAAGCCCGCGAGGACCACGGAGTTCGACGGGGTGACCATGATGCGGGTCGGCTCAGCGCCAGCGACGAACGCGGACTGCAGGGCGGTGACGAGCAGGGCTTCGCTCAGCGGGGTCGAGGTGCCACCCGAGTAGGTGACGGTCGAGCTGTCGAGCTGCTGCTGGAACGACGCGAGGGTCGAGGCAACCGAGCTGGAGCCCGCGGCCTTGACCTGGGCGTTGCCGATCAGCGCAATCTCACGGTCACGCTTGATCGCGGCCGAGGACTTGGCCATCTGGTAGGCCATCTCGCGCTTGCGACCGTAGGTCGACACGATGTCGGCGCGGTCGGAGACCTGCACGGCTTCGGTGAAGATCTGCGTGTAGTTGTTACGCATCACGGTCGGGGTGACGGTGATGAAGGACGCGTCCGCGCCTTCGACCGCAGCGTTGGTCGCCGGGGCACGCAGGCTGTCTTCCTGCCACTGGAACAGCGGCTGGGTGACCTTCTCGTTGCCGATGCCGTTCTGGAAAGGAGTCTTTCGGGGTGAAAGGTTGGTAATCACGTCGGAGACCTGCTCCTTGATGCCAACCATCTGGTACGTCTGGAAAGTAGCCATAGTTTAAAAAGTCTTCTTGGGAAAAAGTTGGTGTTACTCGTCGCCTTCGAAGGCGAGGAATGCGTTGATCGCGTCGTCCTGAGAGCCGGTCTTGAGGGCCTTGTTGACGGCCTGTTTCACAGTCACGGTCTTGGAGCTGGCGCGCGCTGCGGGTGCAGACGCAGAGTTCTTCACAATCTTGGTCGGGGTCTTGTTGACCTTCTTGGTCACGACCTTCGACGCGCCACGCTGGAATTGCATGGCCATGTGGAGGACTTTGAAGGCTGCGGCATCGGTGAGGTTGTTCACCATCTCCGAGGGCAGGCCGATCTCATTGGTCGCGAACGTGCGCAGGTCGTTGTAGAGCGCTTCGTTCCAACCCTTGATGTGCTGCTTGCTCTCGGGGTCGTTGAGTGCCTTGAGGCAATCACGAGCCGAAGTCTGTCGAGCCTTCAGTTGGTCATCGCCGACTTTCTTCATGAAGCCGTCGATTTCGTTCTTGAGGAAGGCCTCGTCTTCCAGCGCCTTCTGAGCTTCAGCCTGCAGAGCTGCGAGCTGGTCGGCGGGGACGTTGGGATCCTTCATCAACTGCGTCCACGGCAGCTCGCGATACTGGTTCGCGCGCTCAGTCGACCGCTTCAGCAGGACGTCGTAGGCAGCGATGTTCTTCGCTTGGTCGGCCTCGACGTTCTTGCGGATATCGGCGACTTCTTGGGACTTGCGGGTAAGAGATGCCTCTTGACCGGCGAGACGCTTCAGGGAGCCAAGGGTGAACTCTTGTTCGGCACCATCAACGGTGATCTTGAACTTGTGGTCATCCTTGATTTCGATGGTCGACTTGTCTTCGTCGCCTTCGTCCTCTTTAGCTTCGTCCGTGTCTTCCTGCTCTTCGCTCTCTTCGTCCTCGGATGGCTCTTCAGCGTCCTCGGTTTCGTCGTCGGCGTCGGGCTGGTTGGCGTTCTCTTCGTCTTCTTCTTCGACCTTTTCCGATGGCTTCTTCTTCGCAGGAGCAGCGTCGTCACCCTTTTCGTCAGGGTCGGTCATAAATGCGCTCATGATGGCATCGTCGCCATCGATTGCGTCGGGGTATTCATTCAAGAGGGCATCGCCCGTGAGGGTGGATGGCATCAGCAATCGTTCTTTCTGAGAAATTCGGCCACGGCGCAAATGTCTGCGGTGGTGGCGCTTGTCTTGATTTGATTTGCCAGCTGTGACAGCCAGCGAACATTTCCGACCACGTAGCCTTTGATTGGGTCTATGCGGTCTAGGGATGGCGAGGTGTTTCTGTCGGCGTCGCCCCAAGCTAATGGGACGCGGAGGGCAGGACAGGCGCCGTCTTTAGGGTAGATGTCGACCAAGTAGTCGATGGTCAGGTCGAACGGGACTTTCTTCTTTCGCGCCCTGTGTCGGGCGGCGCCGTGCGCTGTACAAATGCGCTTCCTGTGGAACGCAGGCGGGCTAATCCAGTGCTCGCGTCCATCAGTCTTGTAGTGGTTGAAGATGAAGCCGTCCGCCCGAACATCCCCCGCCTTATGTCTGTCCATCGTAAATATCGTGGACACGCGGATCGTCAAACGGATCGGCGCCGAAGTTGGGGGCGGGGCTGTTGTCTTGGTGTTGCGGGAGCTTGTCGAAGGCGTCTGCGAACTTCGCAGCGAGCCCGAGAAACTCTTCGAAGCCTTGGCAGGACGCGTAGATGAACTCGCGGGCCTTGGTTTCGTGGGGTTGCGTCTTGAGGATGTCCGCAGCGCACATCTGCTTGTACATGGCAACAAGAGCCTGGAAGGCCTCGGCCCCGAGGAGTTCTTTGCAGAACCCCCCGAGGGCAAGGATCGTGTCATCGTTCAAGCTGATGCTTTTCCGTGTAGGTACGCCATCATCTTCGAGATGAGGTCTGGCCCTGAGACGCTTGAGGCGCCGCTCGGGTCGAGAAGTTGCCCAGTGATCGGGTCGTGCTGCATCATGGCGTTGCGCATGAAGAAGCTCGTGTCCGGTTGGGCCTGCGGGGCATCCGCGGGGCGCGCCTGGGGCATGGGCACCGGGGCGGCCTGTGGGGCCGTTGGTGCTGGGACAGGCGCAGCCTGCGGGTCCTGCGTAGCTCCGGGGAACATCTTCGACATGTCACCTGAGGCCCACCAGGGCATCTGCGGGGCCTTGGCGCCGTACTCCTTCGCCTGATCCTCGTGGAGGCTCTTGGCGTAGGCTGTGGCGTTGTCGGGAGTGTCGAAGATGCCAAGGTGCCGGCCGGTCTTGCGATAGGTGTCCATCGCCTCCTTGTCGGACATGATGCGCCCGTCGTCGCTGACGGTCGGCATGAGCACCTCGCCGTTGCCGAAGTTGGCAGACAGGGAGCGCACGGTGCTGATCGTGCCGTCAGGGTTACGGACTATCGGCCGCTTGTGGATGTCGATGTTGCCCGAGTTGATCAGGCCCTTGATCGACGGTGTGTCCTGATAGCCAGGGCTGATGCCAGAGATGGGCGGCGAGGGGCCCGTGGGCGCCGCTGGGGCACCTACGCCACTCGGGTTAACCCCAGGCACGTCGATCTGCGACGCCTTCCAGAACGGAGAGGCGAAGGCGGCCCCTCGCGACGCAAGCCGCGAGAGGACAGGGGCGAACCGTGAGGCCGCGGAGAAAAGCTGGGGGTACATTACTGTCCTTGAGCCTTAGGCTGTGCGGCCTTGGCGGCAGCGTTGAGTTCAGCAGTGCGCTCTTGCGCCGCAATCTTCTCCCGTTCGACGTCGAGTGTCTCCTCACCCAGTTGGATGCGGGCGGCAGTATCGGCGTCCTGGCGGTTGTTGGTGCGGTCTGCGTTGAGTGCGTCGACATGCAGCTTGGCGCCCGACTGCTCCAGTTTGGACTGGGTGGCAGCGTAGAGGCGGTTGTCTGCGGCCTGCTTGACGTTGACGGACTGCACTGCTGCGTCGGCCGTCTTCTCCTTGATGTCCAGCTCGCGAACCTTGAGGGGATCGGGGCCCGGAGGCTGAGCGTTGGGATCGAGGTATGCCGAGAACCGGTTGAAGCCCTTGAGCTTCGCGATGTCGTGCAGCATCTCGTAGCGACCCTTCTGACCCATCATGTTGCTCACGATAGGATCCGAAGACATCTCTTTGTAGCCCATGCCAAGCTCGTTGGCGGCGGTGTCCTTCTCGCCGTAGCCCAGGTGCTGGGAGACGGTGCAGGTCGTGCGCTCAGTCCAGTCCTCGGCGGAGACCTGAAGGTCAGCACCAGCGACTTGGATGACGCGCTTGTCCTTGTAGATGATGCCGAGACGGACCACCTCAAGCATGAGCGGGACGAGGAAGTTGTAGGCGAAGTTACGCGCCATGATCTTCCCGCGGCCACCAGAGGCCTTCATCATGTTGTCCACAAGACCCTTGGAGTTCTGGGTCGAAATGGCGTCCTTGTTGAGGCCCTGCGAGAGCGCAGAGATGCCCGTGGACTTCTCGTTGTTCTCAGTGAGTGTGCTGAGGACTTGGAAGATGTACGGGTTCAGCGGGTTCTGTTGGAACGGAGCGACGCTGTCGGGCCGGCGCACGTTGACGATGCCACCCAGGCGGTTGTCGAGCAACTCGCGCGGGTTCATCAGGCCACCATTGACCACAGCGTAACGCGGGTTGGTGGTGATGGCGGTATGGTCGAGCACGCCGCGGAAGAGAACCGTGCGGGCGTTCTGCGTGTGGATAACGCGGGCCGCGAAGTTGTGGCCGTAGAACACGTGAGGCAGCGGCAGGGGAACGTAGGCCAAGAAGGGGGCCTTATCGACCTCCTGGGGCTCGTCGAGCAGCTTGCCTCCCGCATGGACAATCTTGTACAGACGCGCGCCCTTAGCGCTGTCGATCTGCATTCGAATGTAGCTCTCAAACAGGACGATGTATTCCTGCGTGTCGTCTACGGGATCGTCGGTGCTGTCGTTGCTCTGGGTCGGTGCGTTGCGCGCGAGGACCTCGGGGCTGAACTGCAGCTCCTTGGCGTCGTCGGCCGGCAGGGACATCACGAGGGACTTCTTGTAGCCCAGCGCGATAAGCTCCTCACGCGTCTTCGGCGTGCGGTGGCCGGTGTACTTGGCGTCGAGGATGCAAGTGGCCAGCGGCTCGATCAGGAACTCTTCGGGAGCAATCGGATCGATGCAGGTCTTGCTGACGTCCTTCTTGCGCGTGAGCGTGCCGTGGAAGGTGCCGGTTGCGGGATCGAGGTCGGCGTCGAACTCGTCGACATCCTCCTGCGCCGCGACTGCGTGGGCCTGCTCGTACTGGAGGCCTTCGAAGGTCTCTTCGCTGTAGGTGGTCTTCTTCTCCCAGTACACCTTGGCCACGCCGGCACGGGCCGTGAGGCCGTCGTACATGACGTTGCTGAAGATGTTGTAGCCTTCGTTGGCCCGGAAGATGACGTAGGACGCGTACTCGGTAGCAACGCGGCACATGTCCGCGTTCATGTCCTGATCAGGATCGAACTGCGCGATGTGGTCGCCGCCAGCGAACACCTCCAGCAGCTGGGATCGCTGCATCTCGACGCTGTCGTAGACGTCGGACGAGACGTAGGAGGATGAACCTTCGGAGGTGCGCTTGGGTAGGTCGCCGTTGATGTAGCGGGTGACGCGTTCGCGCTCTCGTGCGAGGCGGCTGTCGAACCAGCTAACGCTGTTGGTCGATTTGGCAGAGACCCTGGCGATGATCTCTTCGTCCGTAAGAATAGCTGGCTTCTTCGCCATGGTTCCTTAGATTGCTTCGGTGTAAAAGTCGTCGG